AATAAATTCTAATAATTCATAATCAATTTTAGTTAAGTTCATAATTTGTACCTCCATTAAGTTTTATATATTATAACTTTTTGGAGGGTTTAAATCAATGTTAGGAGGTGATGAAATGTCAGGATTTACAACTTTTGGTATTGTATTCTTTTCTGTAATAGCTGGTATAGCTATTGGTTGGATATGGAAAGGAAAAAGAGATAAAAATATAAAAAAATAATTTTTGAATATCATTTTGCTGACGTCGGCAATATGCTTGTTGATGTCAACAAAATGGTAGTTTGCCTTTATTGGAGCATATCAGCAAGTGCTATGAATCACTTTCCCAAATATAAAATCCCATAAATAAAAAGCTGGTATGTTTCAACAAGGGTAATCATCCATTATTATTCAATATTAAAAATTGGAGGTGAAAAGCCCCTTTAAAATTTTTGTTTCCAATTTTGTGTCCTTGGAGGAGGTAGATTGTTTTCAAATAATTAGATTTTAGCAGCAAATTTGGTTAGCTCTCCGCATCGATCGTGGAGCTAGATTTATAATTTTTAAATTTCTATTTGAAAAAAATATTTGTTAAAAAATGCCTATTGAAAAATCATCGTAATAGCTGTGCCGTGCAACTCACACGAGTTGAAAAAATAATAAATAATAATTTTTATTTGGTATCTGTTCATCATCTTTAAGCCACTAGATCCAAGGGTCTTAGAAGATGGTGGGCAGTTACAAAATAAAAAAGAGAGGGATCTAGTGGCATAGTCCCTCAGTAGGAGGATCAAATGAGAAATATAACAGTAGAAGATTTAAGAAACATAGACTACTATCAAGTTCCAAAATGGTTAATGGATATGTTCTTAGCTGGAAAGATAACAACAGGAGGATTCAAAACATATGTCCTAATGTATGATAGGCTAAGAGTCTCAGCGAAAAACAACTGGTTTGATGATGAAGGAGTTGTTTATATTAAATATTCTTACAATGAGTTATTAGAGGATCTACAATCTAACAGTAAAACTACAGTATCAAATAATATTAAAGAATTAGAAAGATTAAATCTAATATCAAAGGTTAAATGTTTTAGTGCTAGCAATATTTATTATCTAACAATTTACAGTACAGAAAACTGTACGAGTACAGAAGATTGTACTAGTACAAAAAAGTGTACTTCCATTAGTACAGAAAACTGTACCGACAGTAGTATAGAAAAGTGTACTTCTAGTAGTACAGAAAATCTGTACCCTAGTAATAATAACTCTAGTAAGAATAATAAGAGTAAGAACAACTATAGTAAGAATAACATATGCGAGGAGCTGGAAAAAGAAAACATATCAGATGAATTAAAAGATAAATTACTTGAATTTATTGACTACAGAAAAGAGATTAAGAAACCTATTAAAACATATAAAGCTATAAAAAGCTTGTTAAACAAGATAGGTACTGACTTTATCAATGAACAACACTTGATGATTAGCATAGAGAATACATTTGCTAATCAGTATCAGGGTGTTTTTCCTGCGGAATTAAAAAGACAAGTAAATCAAGTTAAAGAAAGCTATGCTAGTAGAAGATTAAGAGAGATAAAGGAGGCTAGAGAATGAGAGAAGAAATATTTTGGGAAGGAATAGGAATGATTGAAATTGTAACAAATAAGCAGTTTACAGATAATCAAGCTAAGGCTTATAAGCTTTTACTTGATGATATCCCTGAGGATAAATTTGTAAATGGAATAAATGTTATGCTTAGAGAAAGGGTTTTTAGTAATCTTCCAATGCCTGCTGACATTAGAAAATATTGTTTAGAAACTAGAGAGGAGGATTTAGAAATAAGAATTTTCCAAGCTAGAAATAAGATCCTTAAAGCTATCTCAAGCGTAGGAACTTACACAACAGTTGCCTTTGATGATCCTATCATTCACTTAATCATCAGAGATTTTGGAGGATGGATAAAACTAGGAATGAAGGACATGGAAGAACTAGAAAATCTTTTAAAATGGGAGTTTCCAAAGCTATATAAAGCATATGCTGGAAGAAAAAACAGTGACATTCCTTTAATGCTTGAGGGTAGATCAGATGACAAAACTGTTAAGTACATAGGAGATAAAGAAAGAGCTTTGAAGTGGATCACAGTTTATCAAGCTAAGACTGAACAGCTGGAAGATAAAAAACAGGTTAAGGGAGTTATTGAGGATCTAAGAAAAGTGAGAACTGCATAAGGAGATGGGATAATGAAAAAGCTATTCACTAAAAATATAGCTAAAACTGAGGAGATGAGGGAAAATATTATTATTTAAGTGGAGAACCAAAGGTTTTGAGATCAGGTTATACTTTTTCTAAGAGATTTAGCTCTGAATACTCAATACAGTATATAGAGAGCTGGTTAAAAGAGTGCATTGGAGAGTTCAGAAAGTGTGAGGGAGAGGAGAAAGAGGAATGAAAAAGAAAAGAAAGAAGTACATAAAAGTTGACATCTTTAGAGGGGCATTCTCAAAGAGATATAGAGAAAGATTTATTGAAATTGTGGAGGTAGAAGGATAATGGGAACTAAAGAATTTTTAGAGTGGTGTACAGAAGAAGTTATAAGATATTTTAATTCAAGAGTTGATAAAACTGACAATAAAACTTTAAAAGAGGAAGATGTTTTTGTAGTTTGGAACTGTAAGACATTGCAAAACAATAAAGCTCTTTTAAGTACAACAATTTCTGATGGGCTATATTATGAGTTCACATTTAATGGAGATAAAGAAGAGCTGTATATGGATGTATACAAAAAATGGGAAAATATTTGCATAAATTTATAAGGAGTGAAGGATAATGAGTATTACAAGAGATATGCTTAAAAAATCATATACACATGTAAAGGAATTGCAAGGACTACAAGGGGTAGCAGTCAGAAAGCTTGGAACTAAAGAGGCAGTTGAAAAAGCTTTTCAGGATCTCTTTGATGAGTATGCTGATAGAAAGTATTTAGTTAAAGATGAGAAACTTAATAAAACTATCAATGATTTGAGTGAGATAAATAAAAAAAACTTAGAAGAAAATTGTAAATTAAAAACTAAAAATCATGATTTAGAGTCTATAGTTTTAGATAAAAATGCTATCATCTCAGAGATGAAAACTGAAAATAATAAATTAAGAACTCAACTTCAAGAGAGTGATAAAAAAGAGATGAAACTTAATGAAGATATTGAAGAGCTATGTAGATTAAATGATTCTCTTTTAAGTAAAATAAAAAAACTTTCTCCAAAATGGTGGGAGTTCTGGAAATGGTAGAAAGTCAAATTCAATCTGCTATTATTGATTATTTAAGCATCTTAGAGAACCAAGGAAAATTATTTTTTCAAAGGACTAATAATAATACTGTGTATGATCCAGTAGGTAAAAGATTCCGTAGTCTTGCTAAAGGTCAGAAAAAAGGTTTTCCTGACTTACTTATATTATTTAAGGGTAAATGTCTTGGAATTGAAATTAAGACAACTACAGGTAGACAGAGCAAGGAACAAAAAGAGATTGAACAACAGTTTAAAAAGAATGGAGCAATATATCACATTGTTAGAAGTTTGGAAGATATTCAAAGAATACTAGGAGAAGAGGCATGAGAAATAAAAAACTAGAAACTTTCTTGAAAAATGTTGATAGGGGAATTTATAAGAATTGCTATATCAAATTAAAGCTAGATAAAAAAGGATTTGTAGTTAAGTTAAGCATTGAACAAGAAATTGATGAGAATGAAAAAATGAGTGGAGAAAACTAGATAAATAAGGATAATTGTGGTAAAATATATTTATAATTATATATACTAGTTAGCACTCAGAGCGGAGGGGACTAGATGAATTACAGATTATTTCTGTAGTTTTTCTAGTTCCCTTTTTTTTAATCCAGGAGGTGTTGAGTGATGAAATGAACAATTATGAATTAGCTGAACTAGATTATAAATCTGGTATGAAGTATAAGGATATAGCTGAAAAATATAATGTATCTCTCAATACTGTTAAATCATGGAAGACTAGATATTGGGGGAAGGGTGCAGATAAAAAGGTATGCACACAAAAGAAAAGTATGCACACAAGGAAAAAGGCTAAAGAAATGGCTAGAATATTAATTGAAGAGGGTGCAAGTATAAGTGAGGCAGTGGAACAAACTGGAATACCTAGGGCAACTATTGGAAGATTAAGCTCTCAAGAAAATCTACAGCAATCACAACTAGAATATCTTAAAGAGTTTAGAAATAAACAGAGGGAAAAAATAAGAGCAAATAAGTTGAAAAGATTGATGTTAAATGATGAGATCTTAGAGGCTATTGAGTACGAATTAAGTAACTGGCAAGAAAATGGAAGAGTTTCCAAGGCGGCTATTGAAAAGCTTTTAATGTCTGAGGAACTAGAGCAAAAAATATTTGAACTAGATAGAATTGAAAGACTGGAAAAATTAGAAATAGATAAAAAGAAAGCTACAACAGAACAGAGTGGAGCAGAGAAAAAGCTAGATCAGTATATAAACACTCTTATGGAGGCATTGGATGAAGAATAATCTAAGAAAGTTATATACAAGAAAGCAGATTGAAGCTCTCAAATGTTTTAAAAAAAATTTTTGGCTCTTAGTTCTACATGGAGCAAAAAGAGCAGGGAAAACAGTGGCAGATAATGATCTATTTTTATTAGAGCTTAAAAGAGTCAGAAAGATAGCTGATAAACTTAATATTCCAGAGCCTCAATATATCCTTGCAGGAAACTCGTTAGGATCTCTTGCTCGTAATGTGCTAATAGAATTAACTAACAAGTATGGTATTGAGATTAATTTTAATAAGCATAATGAATTTAAGCTCTTTGGTGTAAAAGTGTGTTGCTTTGGACATGGAACAATTAGAGATATGGCACGTATAAGGGGGATGACTTCCTTTGGTGCTTATATTAACGAGGGAACAACAGCAGTTGAGGAAGTAGTCAGAGAGATATTAAATAGATGCTCAGGAGAAGGTGCTAGGGTAATGATGGACACTAACCCTGATAATCCTGAACATTACATTAAAACTGACTATATTGATAAAGCTGATGATAATAAGATAATTGAGATTCATTTTGAATTAGATGACAATGATTTTCTTACTGATGAGTATAAAGAAAATGTTAAATCAACAACTCCAACAGGACTATTTTATGACAGAGATATTTTAGGGCTTTGGGTAAATAGCGAGGGAGTTGTCTATAAAGATTTTAATAAATCTATGATTCTTGCTAGATACAATAAGCAAAACATAATTAAATATTTTGCTGGTGTTGACTGGGGATATGAACACTTAGGATCTATTGCAGTTATTGGAGTAGATGGACTAGGTAATCATTTGCTAGTTAAAGAGATAGTTGCTCAGTATGAAGAGATTGATTATTGGGTACAACAAGCTAAAGAAGTTGTAAAAGAGTTTGGAAATATAGATTTTTATTGTGATTCTGCTAGACCTGAACACGTCGCTAGATTTAGCCGTGAGGGATTCAAAGCACATAATGCTAATAAAGAAGTTTTATCAGGGATTGAGGTAGTTGCTCAATTAATGAAAACTAATAAATTCTATGTCTTAGATAGTTGCAGTCACTTCAAAAAAGAGATTTACAACTATGTGTGGGATAAGAGTAAAGGAGTACCTGTTAAAGCAAATGATGACTTATTAGATGCTTTAAGATATGCAATATATTCAGAAAGCTCTAAGCAAAAATCATTTGAAAGATGGACAGGAAAAGAATGGGGGAATTATCTTGATAAGGGAGTTAAGTAAATCAGAAATAAAAGAGATTGAGGATTATATCCAAACTCTCAAAGGAGAAGAGGAGTATAAAAACTATTTCTATGGATCACAAAAACAAGGATATGCAGATAGAGGTTTTCTTCTAAATGATTCTTACTACTGTGATGTAGAAATATATAACAACATCCCTTTTATTGGTATGTTCAGACTTCCAAACCGAAAAAATTATTCTTTAAAATCAATAATTTGCTTATTTGATAGCATCTTAAAAGAATATGGATGTATAGGAGTGTGGAGAACAGTAGAAAATAAGCAGGTTGAGAGTCTACATAATCACATTAAGAGAAGATATAAAAATGTTACTGAAATAAAAAAAGATAACTTAATAATTATTATTGTTAAGGAGGTGACAAGATGCAAATAGAAATTGAATATAGTTTAAAAAATAGAATTGAAAATCAGATAAAAAAGCATAAAGGTGGCTTTATTGGTGATGTCTTAGGTAGTGTTACTGGAGGATTAATCGGTAATGATCCTAATGAGGAGGCTAAAAAAGAGGCTAAAAGACAGAGAGAAGAGGCTGAAAGATTAGCTAGAGAGAGAGAACAGCAACAACAAAGAGAAGATAAATTCAATAAAGATGTTCAAAAAGACAGTGAAGTTATGACAAATCAGCAAGTTGAAGAACAAAGAAAAGGTAAACCTACTACAACTGTAGATTTTAGTAATGCAGTTAAAGGTTATAGTTCTGATGAGTCTGATGAGGACAAGTTGAAAAAAGCTTTTAGGAGGAGATAGTTATGGCATTAGTAACACAAGATAAATTAAAACAACTCTTCCAGCAAGCACAAGACTATAAGTCTGATATAAAAGAAAGCTATAACGAAACTTTTAAATTAACAGATCCATTTTTTGAGATTAAGGACAGTGGTAAAAGAGAGAAGTTGGAAAGAAGAAAGATTGATTCAGTTATTCTGACATCTCAAAGATTTCTATGTAACTTTATAATGACATCTATTTTTTCAAGAAGTGGAAGTTGGGCAATGCTTAAAACTAATCCTGTGGCTTATAAAGAGATGACGGCAACAGATGGAGAAGTTGCTAAAGAAGCTATTGAAAGTTTAAATAGACTGATGGAGAAAAATAGTAATACTGTTTATGAATTAAATGAGACTACTAATTATTATACAGAAACTGCCAAGGCTGTTATGGACTGTATAAGAGTAGGAACAGGAATAAGAAAAATAGTTGAACTTAAAAGTAATTCTAAACCTTTTACTTATGAGTATATAAACATGGACAACTTTTATTTTTTAGAAGATAGTTTCGGACATCCTACAATCACATTTAAAATTCATTCAGGTAAAAATTTACAACAGTTAAACGATATGTTCGGACATATAAAAGGTTGGAAATCACCTAGTGAAATGACTGATGAAGAGGATCTGAAAAAAACTATAAATGTTATTGAAAGTGTAATACCTGATTTCAACGAGGCTGATTCTACATTAATTTATTACCATCTAGTTCATACAGAGAACTTTGATGAGTTGCTATTGGAGGAAGTACTAGACTATCAACCTTACAGAGTTTTCAGATGGAGTACTGAAAGCTCAAACCCTTGGGGAGTTGGAATTGGTAGAGAAAATACAGATTTATTTAGTGACTTAGAAAACTATAAAACTAAGAGATTAACACATGTAGATAAAATTGTAGATCCTCCTCTTAACTTTAAAGGTAACATTGATTTAATCTATAAGGTCAGTCTTGAGGCAGGAGCAAAGAACTATGCAGGTGATGGATTGAGTGCTGAAAATGATTTAGGAGTTCAGCCTATTAATCTTGGTACTAATCTTATTCCAGTTGAACAGGATATAGCAGATTGTAGACAACGGATAAGAGAGGTATACATGGCACAACCTTTGGGGGATGTCTTAGACACTAGAAATAGAAGTGCTACTGAAATGAGTTTAAGACATGAGATGTTCAGAAAAGAATTTTCAGGAGCTTACGAGCTTATAAATACAGAGTTATTACAACCAACTTTTATGGATGCTTATATCATTTTACAGAAAAAAGGATTGTTGGAAGATTATAGCAGTATAGATGGTGGAGATACAGGGAATAACAAGTATTTAGAGTTCTCTCAGATTGTATATCTTAATGAGTTAACTAAGAATGCAGGTAGGGAGAGAGTAATGGATGCAGTAAGTTGGTATCAAATTAACGCTGAAATTACTGATGAAAATAGAAGAAAATACCTTATAGATGTTCCAAGTTTCAATAAATGGAGTGCTGAAATGATGAGAATACCAGCTGAACTTATTCCTAATAGCACAGATGTTCAAAATGCTATTAAGAGGGATGAGCAAATAGCACAACTAGCACAACTAGGTCAAGTACAAAATGCAGGACTTCAACAACAAGTTGAGGCTATAGCAGGAGGCATTAATGGAGAATAGAGATAAAAGAGATAAATATAATAAACTCTTAGCTAAATTCTGTTCTAATGATGAGTTAATAGAACTAATAGAAGAGTGTGAGCTAGATGAGAGAGGAAAAAGAGAGTTTCATTATTTGAAAACTAATAGATACCCTGAACAGAGGGAACTACTAGGGAAATTAAAAACAGATTTAATTTTAAAAAGAAGAGAGGTGTTAATGGATGGAAGAAATAGTTGATTTAGATCAAACTACAGAAGAAACAGTTGAGCAAGGTCCTGATGTGTCTGAAATAACTGGAGGAGCTGGTGGAGATGATACCAATGATTTGATTGATAATACAGAAGAGGGAGCAGAGGAACAAGAAACAGATGATAGTGAGTTTGATCCTGATAATTTAGAATTTGATGACAGTGTAGAGGCTAAATTTGGAGATTATGACCTTACTGCTTTTAAAGATAGAATAAACTTTGAAAATGATGAGGTTAGAGAGTTATTCAATAACCAAGCGGCAGAGTTAAAAGAGCAGGGATTTACTCAAAAGCAAGTTGAATATCTATTAAATAAAGAAATTGAACACGCTTTAAAGAGTAGAGAAACAGAGGCATTTAATAAAGAAAAGGTAAAAGCTGAACTACAAAAATCATTATCTCTACAAGAAAAGAGAGATTATAAAGCAGTTGGGCAGTTTTTAAAAGAAATAACTCAAGGTGATGAGCAGTTAAATAAAGTTTATAAGGAAGCTATGAGTAATCCAATAGTTTACAAGTTGCTTCATAGAGCTTTTATAAAAGGTAATGGTGGAAAACCTCTAGGATTAGGAACTACTAAGGGAACTAAGGAAGTTAGATCACAAGGTATGACACTTGATAGAGCTATCAGTGAATATACTGACTATCTAGCTAAGCATCTAGGAGATGGAGAAGATAGAACCCCAATTGTTAATAAACTTATTAAGGATCTATCAAAGGAACAACAAGAGCAATTTAAAAAAACTTTTAACTTAAAATAAAAAAAGGAGATGGTAAAAAATGGCAACTACAAACACAGTACAACAAAATTTTAGTACAGCAGTTTTAGCATGCATGGACCAACTTAAACCAGCTGGATTAAAAACTTTTGGAGAAAGAAAAACACAAGAAGGGGGAGAGTCAATCACTTTCTACAGATATAAAGGTGGAAAAGCTAAAGATGGTGTACCAACAATGTTTGATTCTAGTTTCTCAGGAGATGGACCAGATTTCTCTAAATTTGTGGCTACTATTGAATATGTTTCAGCACAAGATAAATTATCACAAGCTGAAATGAAAAAAACTAAATTAAACTTAAAGGATCCAATCGTCAACAGACTTACAAATGCAGTTTTAACAAAAGAAGATGAAAAGATTATAGAGAAGATAACAGAGTCAGATGCTAAGTTAAATAAAGCAGGTAGTGCAACATTAGACCCTACTACTTTAGATGCGGCTAGAACACTTTTAGCAGAAATTAGAGATTGTTATGTATCTGCTGAAATGACTCCTGACGGTAAAAAAGGTGTTGCAATAGTTATGAATAGAGAGGATTATAAAAGATTCTCTACATCTGATGCATTCATCCATGGAGATTATAAAGATGCAATCACTGGTGGAGACGGAGTTTTACCTTTATCAATGAAAGGTGCTGAAATATTTATATCTCAATTAGTGGATTCAGGAACTGTTTATATTATTCCGTCAAACTCTTTCGGTTATGCTGAGTGGGAAGGTTCAGTAATTCCAACAGCTAAATTCTATGAAACTGATGGTTTAAGATGGCATCTACAAGTTGTTAAGTCAACTGGATCAGTAATTATAGAGCCTAACTTCATCACTAAGTTATCTCTAAAACCTACTGAGTCAGCTAGACCAGCATCTTTAATGGACTAAATAAATAGACCTAACTAAGGCTTGAGGCTTAAAAGAGCCTTGAGCCTTTTCTTATAGGAGGCAATTAATGGCAAATGAAGATTATAAAAATGGTAAGCTTGTAGAAATTGTAAGAGAATTTAATAATACAGGCAATCAATATGAAGTAAATGGAATTAAACAAGCTATAGCAGTTCCATTTTGGAGAAGAGAAAATGATAAATTTCAAGTTATACCAAAAGGTTCTTATAGCTTTATAAATGAGGCTGGAAATGATTATTTAAAGATATTAGATAGCACAATTTTACAACAAGCAACACAATTTCAAATAGTTTATGACTATTTACAACTTTCTTCCAAGTATATTGAAGATTTTCCTGATGTTGTTGTATTGACTGAAAAATATAATCAATTAGTTGATGATACTACTAATCTATTTAGTTATTTAAAGTCAGTAGGAATGACCTCAGATACTTTACAATTAACTAAAGTATTAGCTCAATTAGAACCTTTAACTACATGGTATATGAATGAAAATGGAGAAATAAAAGCACTGCCAATAAACGATTTATATGAAAAATTTGGAAACTTAATAAAAGCAATGGAGAAAGTTCTTGATGAGTATATAGAACAAAAAAAAGAAGAAATTAGAGGACCTGCTGGAGCTATTGACAATGTTACTGCTAGTGTAAATAGCAATGCTGGAACTCCTAAGGTTACAGTTTCATTAGGTGGAACTCCAGAAAGAAGAAAGATTGATTTGAAATTTGAAAATCTAAAAGGGGACAAACCTATTAAAGGGACTGACTATTATACAGAGCAAGAGAAAGAACAATTCACTAATGAAATGGTAGGAATAGTTAAATCAGAGGGAAATAAAGTAGTTGAACAAGTAAAGAGTATTGTTGCTGGAAACCCTGCTACAACAAATGCTCTTACATTAAGTGGAAAGACTAGAGTAGAGTTTGAGCAAGATATTCAAGCTGTAAGTGATAGATTATCACAACTTGATGGACATGAAAAGCCTTTAGAATATGTGCATGGAACTTTTAGCATTTCTGAAAATAAATTAGTTTTTAGAAGTGATTCTAGTAAAAGATATATAGCTTTAAAAGAAGGAATGTCAGTTCATCTAGCAATAGGAGATACTATTGAAATATCAGATTGGGCAAATGTCGCTTTAGCAAAAGTATTTTGGAATGAAGGTGGAATATATAAAGAAGAAGGGGTTTGGAATAAAGTATTTACTGCAAAAGCAGATTCTTATCACACATTTCATATTCAAACAAATTCAGAAAACTCAGTAATTGAAGATTTTTCTAAATTAGTAAAAATAAATTCTTCATATAAAGCTGTAAATATTAATAAAAAAATTGAAGATTTAAAAATAGCTGATGTTAAGTTAAATGAAGAAATAAAATTATTAAAAGAAAAAGATATAGCTATTGAAAACGAAACAAAATTTATAAGTAGAAAAGGAAAATATTTATTAAAGAATATATGTTCTGAAAACTATGTTATAAATCAATCTTTAAAAGGTTTTATAGCTGACAATTGTGCTGTTATACAAGATAATGAATGGTTTAAATTAACTCCAAATTTAGGAAGAAGTTATTGTTCGTTTTATTATTATTCCCCAAGTTTTGGATTAAAAAAAGGGAAGTATTTAATTACATATACTATGAAAGTAGATAATACTTCTGGCATTTTAAAAACTTCATCAGGAAGAATAACTGGAAAATCTGAAGGAAGAAAAAATGTTTTTGATGTCCCTAAAGTAAATTCTACATATACAGCAAGAAAAACTCAAACAGTTGTAATTACTAAAGGTGAAGAATGGGATAGTTTATGTATCTATTTTGCTTTTAACAAAGCTATAACAGAAGAAAATAAAATAGACATTTATATTAAAGATATATCTATGGTCAATATAGACGAAATATATGAGCCTTTCTTTGGCTATTCAATAGCAAATGCTATAGATGGACAATTAAATGGATTCGTTGATGGAACTCAAATAATAGATATAGCTCTTGCAAATACATATCCGATTTGGAATCATAATATAGTTCTTCTAGGAGATAGTATATTTGATTTATGCACATCAGGTAAAAAATTAGCAGTAAAAACAAAAGCTAATGTTTTTAATGGAGCAAAAGGTGGAGAAACTGCTGTGTATGGACAAATTTCTCCTACTTGGAAAACAGAATCTGTATTTAGTTTATATAAAATTTCAGAGTCTATTAAAACTGGAAATTGGAGTGAACAGATAGCTCAAAACCCAAATAAAGGTAATTTGTTAAATTCTATTGACTTTAACAGTATAGATTACTTATTTATTTTAATCGGTACAAATGATTGGAGAAGAAATCCTAAGATAGGAACAGATGATAGTACGGATTTAACTACATTTAAAGGTGCTATGAATGTAATACTTGACAATATATTATCTACATATCCAAATATAAATGTTGTTCTTTTATCTCCACTTTATAGAGCAGAGTTTGGAGATTCAGATACTGTGCCTAATGAAAATGGAACTTATCTATATGAAGTAGCAAACGCTATGGGAGATATAGCTAAAAAATATCATTTACCATTTTTCAATCTTTATTATGAAGGAGGAATAAACAAGTATAATCATCAAATATATTTAAGTGATAAAACACATCCTACTACTGCATTTGATGAAAAATTAGCTAGTATTATGTATTCAATAATCAAAGATAAATGTATCAGAAGTTTTGGAAGAGAAACTGAATAACAGGAGTAGAGAATGAAGAATTTAATAACAGTTGAAAAATTTGATAGATTAAATGAGCAAGATAAAAAACTGTATGAAATTGCATATTTAGACTATGAAACTAAATGTATTCCACAAGGATATATTTTAAAGGAGAGTGATTGAATGAAAACATCAGATAAAGGAATTGAGTTTATCATCAAAGAAGAGGGAGAAGTTCTGCATGCTTATAGATGTCAAGCTGGGGTATGGACAATAGGAGTCGGTCACACTGGTGGCGTAACTCCAGATATGAAAATTACCAAAGAACAGTCAAGACAACTTTTAAAATCTGACTTATGTAGATTTGAAAAGGCAGTTAATGAAACTATCAAGCACCCTCTTTTGCAACACCAGTTTGACGCCCTTGTAAGTTTTGCATTTAATGTAGGAACTCAAGCTTTTAAAAACTCAACGCTAGCTAAAAAAATAAATTCTAATGCACCATATAATGAAATAAGAGAGCAGTTCCTAAGATGGAATAAAGCTAAAGGAAAAGTTCTTGCAGGACTTACAAGCAGAAGAAAAAGAGAAGCTAAACTCTACTATGGAGAGTGATGATAATGTGGGCTAAGATAATAGGACTATTTTCTAAAGGCTTAGATATAGCCCTAAAAAAATCTAAAGACGGAGAAAAGGAGCAGGAACTACAAAAACAAAAGATTGATATATTTGCACAAACTATATCTATGATACTCTTTGGAGTATTCTTAATGTGTGTTCTAGCTTCTTTATTCCCTAGCCTAGCAATCACAAGCTATTGGTTTAATGTATTTGATAAGTTTATTAATTACTTATTCAGCTAGGAGGGAATGATGACATTTGACGAGGTGATTCAAATATTAGTAGATGTATTTTCTATCATAGGAAATAGAATAGTTTTAATGATTGGGGCTATGATAAGTCTGTTCTTTTATGTAATAGGTGGTATTGATGAAATGCTTGAAGTCTTATTTATACTAATGACAGTAGATTATTTTACTGGTGTAGCTAAAGCTTTTATTATAGAGAAAGCTAATAGTAAGCAAGGTTTTAAAGGATTTCTAAAAAAGATGGTAATGATAGCACTTATTGTACTAGCTCATCAGATAGACTTATTATTTGATAACAAATTTGCTCTTAGAACTCTAACAATAGGGGTTCTATTAAGCAATGAGGGACTTTCTATTTTAGAAAATGCAAGTATATGTGGAATACCAATTCCTGAAAAATTAAAAAATATGTTGGAGCAATATAAAGAAAGTAAAAATAAAAAGTAGAAGATGCACCTGTTTAGGTGCATTTTTGAAAGGAGGATCTAAAAATGATTGATAAAGGTGAGGTTATAAAAACAGCTTTTTTCAGATTAGGAAAGAATAATGCATACAATGATAATAAATCAGATGAGTATATTACAGCAGTAGCTTTACTAGATAAGATTATTGATAACATGGCAAAACAGACAGCCTTTTTATTTAACTCAGTAACTACAAAATTAACAAGTACAGGAACTAATGATATGGGGGAAAATAGATTTAATACTCCAGTTGACTGCTTAAATATAATAAGAGCTGATAATGATTATAGAGAAGAAAATGAGTTTATTTATTCTTCATCAAGTGAATTGAATATTCAATATTGTAGAAAGATAGATGTTAAAGAATATCCTGACAAGCTATTTGATTACATGGTTGCATCTTTATGTAAAGATATGTGCCTTGCATTTAATGCATATCAAGACAGATTCCAGCTTTTTTCACAAGATGAGTATAAAGAGAGAAGTAAAATTATAAATCAACAAGGTTTTAATTACAATCCATGGGGGTAAATAATGGCTAATGAGATGATATATAGAAATAACTTTTTCATTTATGGAGAAGTTGGAGAAAGATTAAATGGAATAAGAGAGTCTGAAATATATCAGCAGTCTGCAAGAGAGATAAGAAACTTTATAATAACAGAACTTGGAAACTTAAAGTTTGCTAAAAAGTATATAAAAAAGAATATCCCTGTAGGCGATATAATAGAGGTTTTAGACACTAGATATAATTTCTTTATAGTTGTTACCTCTACACATGTCTACACACTAAATAAAGAAGATTACACAGTCTTATACAGTCTGCAACACAATCTTAATAAAGCTATAGCTAAAAATACAAATGTGAAAATGTTTGATGATAGTTTAATAATCTGTTCCTCTGCTCCTCAAGTCTTTGAGTTTAATGCTGAAACAGGAAACATAGGGAAGAGTAATTTTTTATCATTGCTGGAATATCCAGTTGTTGAAAAAGATGATGTCAAAATGGATGTGTATAAAGTCTATAAAGTTGGAAGTGAATTAAGGGTTGCAATGCTTAGTACTTATACAAATCCAAAATTAGAAAGCAAGGAAGATGGGATATATTTATATGAGACAGGTTTAAAATTAGCAAGAGTGTACAAACAATATAAATCTTCTATTGATAAAGATGACATTAAAGATCCAGCTGAGGGGTTAATGTTTGGAATTTTGTATAGATTTAACAAAAATGAGGATAATAAGAGCTATATTTTAGGCAATACTAACGTTTCCTTTTCTAACGAGGTAAACGACACAGTATACGGAAGTGGCTATTTTACTAATATGAACATCAAAAACATAAATGGCGACCTCGTATATGGAAAATTACAAGAGTTAAAAAGTAATTTTACTGACGTTGGAGTTCTTTCAGACAGGCTTTATATCATAAAAGACAATACTTTTTATTTTTCTAGAAAAGATAACTTTTTTGACTTTAGAAATGGAATAAATTCTGATGATCCTTTCTATTTTAAACCTACTCCAATCAATAATCAAAAACCTAACATTCTTAGAAGTAAGGTAGGGAATGCTTTATATGTTGCAACAGATAAAGGAGTGTATGTTATTTCATACAGCAAAGTTTTAACTCATAGTAACTACAGTGTATTTATAGCTGGAGAAGTTCCTTGTAGTTATGAATGTGAATTAGTAGGGGATAATTTCTTTTATTTAACAGTTGAAAATAAATTAAAGTGTGTGCAAGCAGTTCCAAACTCATTTGGTTATGAAAGTTATAGCACTTATGATGCTGAGAAATATGACATCACTAGAAAAATGGGGGCATTAACTAAAATAACAATTGAAGGTAGAACAGTACTAATAGCAACTAATTTAAATAAAAAAGAGATTTATTTATATGAATCTTTAGATTATAACCAATTTAGAAGGACATCATTAGACATTGATGCATCTAATGAGCTATTTGGATATAGAGAGAATTTTATTTGCAATAATGCGATATTAGAAAAATCAGAGCTAAATTATTCAGAGGCAGTTTTAAAATTAAATCCTCCACATATGCAAACAAGCAAGGGTGGAAGTTATAGCAATGATTATGCATCTACAATTCAAAGGGTATTCATGAAACTATTGAATGAAGATAGAGAGGCTGTTAAAGGGGTATATATCTTTAATACACCTCTACAAAACAAAGCTTATGATGACCTTTTCAGTACTTACAAATGTGAGCAATCTGAGAGAGTGAATAATGGATATACTATAAGAATTTTAAGTAATGAAAATAATAAAGTATTAGAAATTCTAGGAATAGATACTAAGGTTAAAATTGCATCTGACTAGGAGAAAAGGAGGCTAAAATGATAGGAGCAGGAACAATAATAGGAATTACTGCTGGAGCATCTTTAATTTTAAATGGAATAAATAATAAAAAATCTTCTAAATATATAGCTAAGCAAGAAAGAGAAGCGGCAAAAATACAATTTGAAGTTAATAAAAAAGAAGTGGAAAGAGCTTATAAAACTAACTTAGAAGGTGTTTTAAAAGGATTTGCAACTCAGAGAGCAGATTTAATTGACACTATGGAGAAAGCATCTTCAAACTTAAATATACAGCTGGGAGAAAGAAAAAATATTGATAAGGAAAATGATAGTTTCAAAACTGATTCAAAGAAGATGTTAGAAAATGAAGTGCAAGAAAATATATTAGCTATGATAGATCATCAAAGCTTTTCTATTAGTGAATTATCAAATCAAATGAGCATGCAGATGTACCAAGTAGGAACTGATTTTAGCTCTACTATTTCAGGGATAAATAAAAATAAAATCAGAGCAGACCAGCAAGCTAATTCTATGATTATGGAAGGGATAACTAAAATAGCAGAGAATGCGGCTGGAGCAAATGGAGCAAGTGGGGGATCTATTGCAGGTGGAGGAAATGAAGTTAGCAACTTTGGAGTAGAAACATTTAAAGCACCTCAATTATATAACAGATTAACTTTAAATACTGGAAATAGTGGAGGGGCTACAGGATTTGGTAATACTAATTTGACACTAGGAAACTACACATTTTCAGGAACTGGAAATAAATTTAAGTGGTAGGAGGGAAATAAATGGCAAATAACTTTTTACAAAAATATGTTGCAGATAAAAGAACAGGGGCTAATTTAGTAGGTATTCATGTAGATACTCAAAGTCAATATCTATTAGATAGAGGTTCAGGAGCCGCTATGTTGTCAGCTCTTGAAGAGATTGGGAAAAAAGCTGATGAGGCTAAAATACAAAATGAAAAACAAAACTTGTTATTATCAGCAGAAGAACAAGACTTACAGTTTAAAAAAGAAATATTATCAGATCCACTTCTCTATAAAGATGAGGAAAGATATAGAAATGCTTTAACACAATTTGAAACTATTAGAAGAGAGAAAGAGAGCAGGATTTTAAAGAGTGAGTACTTAACTGCTGATGAAAAAAAGTTAATGGCTAGAAGAATAAGGAATAATGACGAACTCACTTTGGTTGATATGATGAGCAAAAGAAATGGTGTGGTTATTGAAAAGCAAGTTGATGATATTATTGCCAATATGGATAGAAGAGTAGCAATTAGTTCAGATTTATCTTTAAATGATGTCAAAGGTGCAGAACTAGCAATTCAAGACTTTACAGATATGGCAGACAACTTACAGAAATTAACTGGGATGACAGATTCAGAGGTATCATTGCTAGTGTCTGAGAGAGTAATGAGAATGGAGGAGGGAAGGTTTAACAAGGCTATTAATGAGATAGTTAACTCAAGCATGAACTTGGATCAGAAAAGAGCTAAGATAAATAACTTATTGAGTGTAGTAAAAAATGATAATTTACTCACTAAGATGGCTGAGAGTTATGCATCACAAATAAAATATAGCAAAACTGATGAAGAGTTTAAAACATCAGTAGAGTTCTTTAAAAGTAGAATAAATGATGTTTATGATAATGTTAAAAATTTTTCTACTAGAGAACTAACAAAAATGGAATTGAATACAAAAGCAAAAGAAAGAAATGTAAAACAACTGTTAAATACAGAAAATAAAATAAGAAGATATATAAAAAGTGGTGACTCTTATAAATTAGCTAAAGAATTGACTGGAATAGAGTATACAACTGATGAAATGGTTAATGATAATTATACTCTTAAAACAATCTATGGTGTTGATATGGAAGTTCTTGGTAATGCTGATGATAACTCAGTAGGTAAAATTATAGCTAAGGAAGATATTAATCAAGTAAAGCAAGACATCCAAACTTATAAAAGCAATGGACATACCAACAATTCTGCAATAAGAGAGGCTGTTTATAATTATGCCAATGGTGTAGCTGGAGATAATATTGAAATAAGAAACGGAGTTTTAAAGCATCTTGGGAAAGAATTAAGAATAAATCCAACTGTTTTATTAAAGGGAGAAGAGGACAACAACTATTTTGATGTTCAAGAAAAATTAAATAAAGGGAAAGAATTTGAATTTGATGGAGAAGTTAAAGAAAGTTTTTTTAATAAAGAATCTAAAAGAAGATATGATAGTTTACTTCAAACATTAGGAGGAACAGAAAAAGCAAAGAAAGCATTAAATAGTTATATTTATGGGCTATATTTAGAAGATGCTATTTTAGATGAAAAAAGTTTAAAATTAAATCCAAGTGCTGTAATTCAAGTTTTTTTAAAAGATGATGAGAACTATGATAATTTAAAAGAAAAATTGAAATATATAAATGAACTTGGAGTTGCACCTGTTAAATATAATTATGTTCCTGTAAAAGCAGAAAACTTTAATATAAATAGAATTGTAGCAAATCAGATAGAAGAAACAGAAACTACAACTGAAATAAAGGATGATGGTGATATGTATGAGTTCTAACAATGAAAAAAATAAAAATATAAACTGGCTTAATTACTATCAGTACAATGAGCCTAAAAATGTTTTTGAGTATTTAGATGCTAATTTAAGAATAGCAGGGAATAATACAGTTAGAAAAGTAGCAGACTTAGGGAGAGTTGTTAGTGATAAATTAGGAAGTGAAAAAGTAGAGGAAGAATTTGAAATAGCCGCTAATGACATTAGAGAAAGAACTTTAACTACTTATGCCAATATGGATAAATATAAGCAAGGGAATAGTGCAATAAAAAACTTTGCTCTTGATTTTGCAGGAATGGGAATCACTAATGCCGCTGATCCAGTCAATGTCGCTTTAAATAAAGTAACATTATTTGGTAAAACAGGGGGATTTATTTTTAACGCTCTTGAAAATATGGGTGAATATGCTTATGATACTTGGAGTTTACATAATAGAAATATCTTTGAAGATTTTAGAAAAGAAGATGCTGCAGGATTAGCTACAACTCTTGTGGCAACAGCAGGATTCCAAGCTCTTAACTCACGTATACCAACAGTTGAAGGTGGAACTCCTCTGTATAAAGAAACTGGCAAAAAGATAAATCCAGTTGATTTTGATAGAATTGCTGATGATGAGAGGGCAGTTTTAGATATATTTCAAAACTTTGGGATCTTTGAAACTGATAAAAAAACAATTTACAAGAAAATAAAAGAAACTAAAAAGATAAGAGAAATGTTATTTGATTTAGATGTGAATACTGTTAGATATAGAGAGTTATCTAAGAAATTACAAGGGTTACAAGAATATTCTGTATTACTAGATGAAGTACCTGAAATGAATAATATTGATAAGTTAATAAAAGGAGATAAAATCTCACCAGCTGAAATGTTCAAAGGATTTACAGAAGTTAAAACAAATTACGGACATTATACAGCAGATGGGAAAGAAAATCTTTCTAATTTAATTTTAGAAGAGATTGGAGTTAAGCAAGAAGAAATAAAGAATTTAAGAGTCAGAGCTAAAAAAGTAAAAGAAAAATATGTATCTACAGTTGGTTTAGACTCTTATGATGAAGTTGCTTATACAAGAAATAAGTATGTAGATAGAGGATCTGAGGCAAGGCTAATGTTTGAAAAGGATGGAGACACTTATCTTGTTAAAGCTAGTATAGATGAGCAAGGTAATGTTTATGCTGAAAAGTATAGAATGGGAGATGTTGCACCTTTGGACAAACTTTCTCAAGAAAGTTTAAAAGCTGAGACAGATGCAGGGAAATATTTAAAAAAATTAGGATATAGTAAAGTTGTAGATTTAAAAAATTACTCAGAAGTATTAAATAGACGTACATTTGGAAAACCTCAAGACAACTATGTTCATAGCATTATAGATGATTATCATGCACTTTTAAAAAATGTTCAAGAAATAGATAGACTTTATAAAGAGGAAAAATTTACTAATCAAAGTTTAGGAAGAGGGAAAAGGACTAATATTGATGCTAAAAATGAAATGATTAGAGCTATACAACCACTTTACAAAAATTTGATGATGAACTTGAAACAACTTCAAGCAGAAGATGCCGAGGAACTTTTTAAAGCTACTGGAATGGTAGAACCTTTTGGTAACTATCTTTGGAAGTATTGTGAAAATATGGAGATAGACCCTCAACAATTTGTAAGAGCTTTACAAGGCAGAGAAAAAATAGTGATTGATGGAAATAATAATTTCGTTAAGCTAATAAAAAATAAATTAAATGAATCTGTAAGAATAAAATCAGGAAGCAAAAAGGATCTTCAAATTGAAAATGCTTATTATTTAGATGCTCTATATAATAAGCAGGATGTTATGGTGGCGATCACACAAGCTTATAAAAATAAAGATTATGATTTTATTAATAAACTCTCAGAGTTTATTGGAAAATCAGTTGATTTAACTGAGGATGAGGCTAGATCAGTTGGACTTCCTTGGAGTGATGAGGGAGTAGTTTTAAAAGAGTTTGTATTTGATGGGACTAAAAAGGAAGTTGCAACAAGAAATTACTCTATAATTGATTATCCTGAGCAGATGGCACAAGCATTCAGAAATGCAATAAATGCAACTACTCAGCAAAGTAAAAAAGGTGGTGGACCTTGGGATTATCAAAGCAAGTATCAAATAGGGCAACGTTGGGGAAATGATGGAAGCTTTGACAACTATGCTAAGGTATTTGAAGGATATGAGCGTAAACCTTACGAGATCATCAGTGATGTTTATTCAACAGTTGCTAAGGATAGATTAGAGCTAGATAAAATTACAACTATCATAGATGATTTAACAGACAATGAAAAAGAGTTTTCAAAGACAACTTATAAATCTGAAAGAGGAGCAGTTAAAGCTTTAGATAGTGATGTAAGAACAGAACTTCAAAGTCAATTAAGAGGATTGAAGGAAATAGTTAGCAATAGCTTTGTAGAAAGTGGATATAAACCTAATCTTTGGATAGATCCTGAACAGCAAAAATTGACTAGCTCTATGGCTAGACAGACTATAAAATCTTTATTTTCTTGGAAACTATTAGGAAATTTTAACTTTAAAAGAGAATTTCCACTCAATAACTTAAAGCAAGTTATAGGAGGAAGAGGATTAGGATGGAATCAAAGGTATAATTTATTAAAGGCAACAGTTGTAGATCCTATAAAAGTTGACGTGCAATTAATTAGAAATTATAGAAATATAAAAAAATTAACTTTAGATAAAATAAAGGATCCTGTTGTAAGACGTAGAGCAGAAATATTTGTTGAAAATAGATTAGCTAATGATCCAATTTTCAATGATATTGATAAAATGCCTTTAAACTATAAATTAGCTAAGCAAGGGCAAAAATTTATGACTAAACTAGGAAATATAGCAGGTACAGGGCAATCAATTTCAGACGTGCATAGAGTTGTAAACTCAGAATACGCTGCTATAAACTATTTAAAAGATATATTCCCTAATATTGATGAGGCACCAGCTGATTTAAGAAAACTATTGCAATCTAATGGATTAGATGGAGATGAGCTTATAACTATAAAAAATAGATTAAAAAGCATGGGTGATAGTGAATTAATGGAACTTGTTTGGAATGGTAAAAGAGCAGCTAATGAAGTTGACTATAAAATTCAATCTTTATTTGAACAAGTTTCAGATATTCTAGGAAGAAAATTTAATGCTTATGAATCTATGGAAACAATGGAAAATGGTGGGTTTGTATCTGATATGATGTTTCTATATAAGAGATATTCACTAGGTGCAGTTGAATCATTAGGAAGGGCACTTTTTACTTATCAAGGACAAGATGGATTAATTAGAAAAAGATTTGATTTTAACGGGGATTTTTTAGCTAACTATAAACAGGTTTTTTCTGGCATTAATGTTAAAAATATATTTGATTTTTCACAAGCGGCAGTTGGAACAGCTCTATTATATACAGGAATTAAATGGACTCACGGTAAATTAAGTGGAGGCACAGAAGATGAGAGAGCTGAGGCTAAATTTGAAGCTTTATTTAGTGATGGGGCAGTGCTTCCATTTGTTACTGATGCACTTCAAGACTTTGCTTTGGACATATCAGGAATAAATATTTTATTTGGTGGTGGAACTCCACTAGGTGGGGTTTTAGATATGACATCAGCAAGATTAAAAAGAGCAATGTCTAGTAATACATTAACAAGTGAAGAAAAGGTTTTATACTTCCTTGCGGCTACTCTATCGCCTGAGTTTATAGCTAGAGGGATAGATAATCTTAAGCTAGGAAAAAGTATTCCAAGTGACATAACAACAGGATCAGAAACAGAGAGAATGTTGTGGAAAACTAAATACCAAACTTTAGCTAAGATAGATCAGATAGAAGGTACATTACCTATTGAAAAAGCTTTTGGTGGGGCTATAAATTGGGTGGAATTTTTTAGGAAAAATCCTGATAAAGCTTATGAGTTGATGAATTGTGATAAAAGTGTTGATCAAGATGTAGTTATAGCAGGAGCTAGTGGAATAACTGAAATGGTTGAAGAACATGCAGAACTAACATGTATTCAAGAAATTTTAAATGATGAGAGAACAGAGTTTAAAGAAAAGCAGTTAAAAATACTAGGTCTTGATGTAGATTCACAATTATCTAAAATGTCTAAGATAGATAGAAAAACATTGAACTCTATACTAGCATTTAAAGGCATTAGAGATGAGGAAGAAATTTTAATTTTAATGGAACAGTTTAATAGAAGTAAAAATAAAAAAGAATTTCTTAGAGCAATGCTTGAGGACCATGAGCTTGGAGCTTATAAAAGTTATCAAAGACTAATAAGAGAAAATGATAAAGAGATTAAAAAAAGAATAGCAAAAAGAAATAATAAAGCTGGTATTTTAGCTTAT